TATAACGACCAGATAGGCTGTCATACAAGTTGTCTTCAATTGCCTCTTCTGTGAGGGAGAAGCCTTGAGCAATCGTTACGTGGGTATAGCGAGCAGTAAATGCCTCTTGTGCATTGTCATAAGCAATTGGTGAACCCTCGTTTTTGACGGGGGCAGCACTAAAGCCAGACAATTTGGTTTCTTCTTCAAAAGAACGCTCAGAGGTCTCAGTTTCATAGATCTCTTTGTGCTCTTCGCCGTAGCGAGCATACTCTAAACCGAACAAAGCGTTCAAGCCTGGGAGCAACTCTTTCAGTAGTTGTGCGCGTGAAATAGCCATTTTTTAAGCTCCTTAAGCGGCGTAATCAATACCCGTTGCACGGAGTATTTGTGGGTTGTTCAACTTCACTACTACTTCAGTGAAGGCTGTGGCGCTAGTAGCTGTCTCAGGTACAACAGCAACGCAACGGACTGGAAGAGTCGCTGCATTACCTAGGTTATTGGTAGGAGCAAGAACGCCCATACCAGAGTTACCAGTAGTTGTACTACCTGTACCTTGGTCAATCTCCATGTTCACGCCAACGATACTTTGGTTTGTTGAAGATATAGCGCTGTTAGCGAGTACAACAGCTACTTTAAAAGCAGCCATAGGATCGTCAACAACATAAGCAACAGCCGAAGTAGCAGCAGCATTACCTGGGTAGTACTGAGCTTGAACGGTTTGACCTTGACTATTTACATACTGAACACCAACAAACACACCATAAGTGTAGTTAGCAGCGGTAGTTGTAGAGTCATCTGTAACGCCTGATTTTGCAATAGTGCCGCCATCGACTAAAGCCACGATATCCCCGTTAAAAATCGCAGTGTTATAAGTACTTGCGATTGGCAATTGACGGGTTGCACCAGCGTAGGGTTTGCCATCTACGCTGTTGATCGGAACTAAGCCGTATGGAGCTGTTACGCTTGGATAAGCCATAATAAATCTCCTAAATTAAAATTAACCACCTTTTCCAAAAGAACCTATCGTAACTTTCCCTTCATTGAAGAGAGGCATCCGAGGGTCATTCTGGCGCATAAGAGTGTTCTCTACAGCCTTCATTTGAGCATCTGCTTGGTCAGAGTAATGTTTATTACGCTGGTCAACAAACTCAAGTGGAGTCTTGCAAAGTAACAATCCACCAATCTCAATGTTGTCTTTAAAACGACTATTGGGATCAGCTAGCAGTTGTAATTTGGGTTGTTCTTCAATTCTTACAGGTTCCCACCCTTCTCTTAACTTCGCTGAGAGGTTGCGAGGATCGGAAGTGTTAAGCGTCGAAATACGAATCCATCTGTAGGCATATCCAGTTTGCTTATCTGGTTCAGGAAGAAGCTCAGGTTGCGACCACTGCTTTGGTCGTTCTGACTGGGTACGACTTTCTAATTCTCTTTGTAATCTGTTTGTTGCCATTTTAGGACTCCAATTTATTAAGTTCACGGGCATACTGCTCTGGGCTTAAGCCGAATTTTTTAGCCAAAGCCACTTGCGTTTTGGTTAGTACAATCTTTTTTGAAGATGTACTGCGCTTCGCAGGAGCTACGACCGTACTTAACCTAGATGTACGTTGAGGTTTTTCGTCCTCTTCGTTTTTTACTTCAGTGTCGTCAAATTCCTCTGGGAATCTGCGTTTTACTTCTGTATCAATACGTTTGAAATATTCATCCGTACCAATAAATGCTCTGCCAAACTTTTCTTCAAGTTCCTCATGAATAAATACAGCGTACTTACTCATTGATTTCTTGTCTGGATCAACGTACCAGGGGTTGTTTGCCACCCATTCAGCAACTTTATCATCCATTTGTGCAGGCTGCTGAGACTGCTTTGTTTGTAGTTTTACATCATTTTCCGAAATTTGTACAGTAGGTTTGAAATTTTTTGCTCTGTCAAGTTTAAGTTGCGCCCGCATCATCTCTTCTTGAGCCTCTGCAAGTGCATCAGAATCCCCAGAATCGTAGGCTTCTTTATAGGCTTTTCTTGCCTGTATTGCTTCTAACTCAGCAGATGTTTGGTAGCTAGAAATTAGTTCTTTTTCACCATTTTGCAGAACCTCTTTTAAGCGCCTATTCTCATCCAAGATTGCCTGCGCTGCCGCCAACGCTTCTTGCTGTTCACGTAAAGCTGCTTCTTTTGCTCTACGCTCATCATGCCAAGCCTTTTTGTATTGTGTAAACTTATCCTTTACATTTTTAGAGTATTCTGCGGACGAATCAGCAGTTTCTAAGTCTTTTTTGATCTCATTAGGTAAAGGCTCTACGTTTTTATCCTCTTCAGGAGTGTCGTCAACTTCAACAACTTCAAAGCCTTCTTCTAATTCATCTACGGGTTTACCCTTAGTTTCTTCCATTTCATCTGGAAACTTGTACTCTTCTTTTTGCATTTCAGCCATGTTTTATCTCCTAGATAAATTTGCGTTTAATGCCCCGTGGGTCTTGAACTACAGCCTCTACGGAGTCATCATTAATAATGCGGAATTCTCTGTCGTGAATTACCAGACGGGTACCAGCATTAGGTCTTACTAAAACAAAATCGCCTTTTTTGCACCAAGGTCCGTTAGGAAAACGGGTTAGGTCTTTATAGCAATCAGAACCCATGTCAACCACAAACAGCACTGTAGTTAAAAGCTCGTCGTACCGTAGGGTTTCGTCTGATTTAAGAATCCCACTTTCAAAGGCTTCTTCTGCTTCAGGAATAGCGCAAAGTATTCTATAGCCTTTAGGTATAGGGAGTTGTTTGGCTCTTTCTTCTGCTTCTTTATTTAAAACTGCACTTAAATCTACTGCTCTACTTAAATCTACTGCTGTCTGTTGGTCACTCATTCGAGTTCTCCATTGCTTTATTAAGGTCGGTTATGTAGTTACGTGCAGTAAGGAGACCTCTCACCTCGCCACACACTTTTTTGTACTCGTCGTAAGTCTCTACGCGACCATCTGCAAGAGCTTCCTGGAGTTGTAAAACTTTGTCGTCAATTTGACGTTTTATTACATCAAAAGCCTTATCAGCTTCCATTATTTACCTTTCTTTGTCTGCTCCTTCGCAGTTTTTTGTGTTTGCCTTTCAGCAATTTCCTTCTGATTTGCCAAAGTCTGTCGAAGTTTCATTATCTCTAGACCTGCTTTACTACCTTCTACTTTCTGTGCAGCTTCGCGAGCTTCCCTATCGGTCACCGCTTTCATAGCTGCTTGTGCTCCTGCTGTTTGCTGTTGAGCTTTGATTCTCTCTCGTTCTACAGCAATTTGTTCCTGCTTAAGTTGTGCATCAATCATGTCTTTTTGAGCTTTGCGTTGTTGCTCAGCTGCTTTAATCTGCAACTCTTGTTGTTGCATCTGAATGATTGGGTCTTGCATCTGTTGTTGTGCTTGCTGAGCCTGAGCTTCTTGTTGGTTCTGCATTAACAACTGTTGGGACGCTGCTGCTGCCATTTGTGCCACTTGATCCGCCATTTCTGGAGGCATTTGTTTTGGCTCTTCTCCATCTTTAGGCATTGGAGGCAACTGCATACCCATTGTTCTTTCAACTTGTAGACGGTACTCAAAGCCCAAATGCTCGTTGATGTGTGCCATCATCGCCATCTGTAGCTGTTGCGCCATCTGTGGATTCATTGACAAAACTTGTTGAATCTTTGGATCTTGCATTGGTGCCATGTGAACCGCAATGTGTGCCTGATGATTCTGCTCAATGAAAGCTTTAACTGGTTTACTTTTCAGAATGTTTTGATTTTCAGCCACTGGATCGGTTGGCTTCATATCATCGTCCATTGGTACTAATTTCTGATAATTTTTGATTCCCAACACGTCTAACATCTGACGATGTAATAGTGGTAGATCATAGAGCTGCGGTGCTGTCTGAGCGAGTTGTAGAGCTGCTTGATACTGCACTACTTTTTGCGCCATAGTAGCCGCGTTGGGATCGGAGACTGGAAGCACGTAGACCATGTCATAGTCTGATTGCTTAGCCATACGGCTGCCTTCTACAGGCTCATAGCCATACTCATCTGGAGTGTAGTCACGGATGATGTCTTTTAATAACTGAAACTCTTGCTTCATCGAATAGTGAATACGGGCTTGTATTGCACTCATCGTCTTAAGAGTTCTCTCTAAGATTGCTAGAGTTGTTCCAACTGGCGCATTTGCGCTCATATCCGATACTGACAACTCGGTAGAGCCAGCAAACCTACGACCTTCTTCTACGATTGTTCCTAATAAGGAATATAAAACTTGACTTGGTTCTTTATATGGCAACGGTAACAAGTTGTCACGCATTGTTCCACTAGGTACATCTACGTCTCTAAACTCACCTGGGGCAATCGGGGTATCGTCTCCCTTAATTCGCAAACCTCTGGTTTTAAAGCCACCTGGCAGATTCGATAATGTACCAGCGTCGACAAGTTGTCTGATAATAGAAGTGCCAGACTTAGCAAAAGCGCCGATAAGATGGATAAGCCCAAAAGCATAAAAGCCAAAGCCTGGAATGTACGGATAATGGACAAAATGGTTTCTCTTCTGATGAGTGTCATCTTCGGGTCTCCAGTTACGACGAATAGCTAGGATAGTATTAGTACCCTTTTCAATAGTTACAACGTAAGGAAGTGCAATTCCTGTTGGCTCGCCATCGTCATCTTTATGTTCAAAGCCTGGAAGGTCTAACTCCACATGCATTTCTAATAACTTGAAGCGATTGTCAGTAGTAGCTCTAAAGCCAAGCTTTTCTGCAATCTTCTTCTCTACCTCGTCCATTACTTGGACAGGGTCGCCTAAATCTACGTCTCGGTAGAAACCATCATGCTGGAGACGTCTCACATCGTTCTCTGTCTTACGCATCACATGCGTG